AAAACATCACGGACTAAACCTCAGACAAACGATGAAGCTACGTATCTGAAGGAGTCTCAAGTACAAAAGATGTCTTCACAGGAATATGAAAGACGAGCAGATGAAGTCATGGAAGCTATCCGAACAGGTAAGTTTATTTATGATGTATCTGGATCTGCTAGATAAAAAAAGTGTTGACATTCAATAAAATATACATATAACTATGTATAGTAACGAAATACGCACATTTAGCCCCTTTTTGGATACCTATTGTGCGTATTACATCACAAACGACAATGCGATGAGACTTACCTAATTTAACAAGCCCAGTATGTACAACTGCACCTTGATCTAAATTAGCCCCTAATCAGTAATTGTAATTTGTATCTGTGACCTTGAAAAGTGAGGAGGACTAACTATGGCTTTTCAAACTGCGGCAGGACATGGAAATCTACCCAACGGTAATTTCAGTCCTATTATCTATTCCAAACAGGTACAGCTTGCTTTCCGTAAGTCATCTGTTGTGGAAGGTATCACAAATTCTGACTATTTTGGTGAGATTGCTCAGATGGGTGATACTGTTAAAATAATCAAAGAGCCAGAGATTACTGTAAAAGAGTATGCTCGTGGCACTACAATCACACCTCAAGACTTGGACGATGAGGACTTTTCTCTAGTTGTTGACAAAGCAAACTACTTTGCATTTAAAGTCGATGACATTGAGGAAGCTCACTCGCACATCAACTTCCAATCTTTAGCTACTGACAGAGCGGCTTACAGACTTTCAGATCAATACGATCAGGAAGTTCTAGGCTACCTTTCAGGTTTCAAGCAGTCTGCACTACACGGAAGACCAGACACAGTAAACTCAACTGTATCAGGTTCTAAAGCTGTAGCATCTGCTGCTTCAAACGAACTACTTGCAACCATGCAGGTAGATGCTGAAGACTTCAACGGTGGTTCTTCAGGCAACTCTATTGTTGTTCAGCCAAGAGGAATGGGCGATGGTGTTAATACCACTGCTGCTCACGCTACACCTCTAGCTGTTATCAACAGAATGGGGCGAAAGCTTGACCAACAGCATGTTGATAAAGAGGGAAGATGGCTTGTAATCGACCCAGTCTTTGCTGAATTGCTAAAAGATGAAGACTCCAGAATTATGAATGGTGACTTTGTTTCTTCAAAGGACGAACTCAAAAATGGAATGATCTTCAGCAACTTGCATGGCTTCAAAGTGTTCATGTCAAACAACCTACCTGAAATTGGTAATGGTCCTACAGGAGCTACTTCTACAGGATCAAGCCACTTTGGTGTAATCGTTGCAGGACATAGTTCAGCAGTAGCCACTGCAGAGCAAATCAACAAAACAGAGACATATCGTGACCCTGACAGCTTTGCTGACATCGTCAGAGGTATGCATCTCTATGGACGTAAAATATTACGCCCTGAAGCACTTACTCGTGCTTTATATGTCTCAAAATTCTAAGGGAGGTAAATCATGGCTACAATTACAGCAACTCTTGCAAATACTCATGGTTCTTCTTCTCGTGGAAGACAACCATATTATGTGCAACAAATAGTTGACCTAACAGCTAACAGCATTAATCCTAATGGTGACGTAGTGCAGTGTCTCACTGTACCTGCTAACACCAAAATTATTGCTGCAGGTTTTCAGGTAACTACAAGTGCAACGCAAAATACTGGTACTGACGCAACAGCCATTCTTGGAACTGGTGCTGATGATAACGAGTATGTTGCAGCATTTGACATTGACGGTGCATCTGACGGAGCTTATGCTCCTAGTGCAACCGTTGCAGCCGATGTTGTGCTTGCTTCAGCCGATACTTTGGACTTAACATTAGCAGGAAGTGGAGCTTCATTTTCTGCAGGTAAGATCCGAGTATATGCTGTCCTACAGGACGTTAGTGACATCGGTGAGATGGAAGCTGACGAAGTGGCTAGGGATCAACTTGCATAAACTATAATCTAGGGGGCAGGTGAAAACTTGCCCTCTATTTTAACATAAAGGAATAATAATGGCAGATACAGTCACATCACAAACAATACTCAATACACCTTACAGATTAGTTATGAAGTTCACCAACGTAAGTGACGGCACAGGAGAGAGTGCAGTTAACAAAGTAGATGTGAGTGCATTTACTGCAGGTGAAAAAGGTGCTACATGCACAGGAGTAACAATAGACAGAATATACTACACACTTGACGGAATGAAAGTGCAAATACTTTGGGATGCATCTACAGATGTAGAAGCATATAAACTATTAGATACCACAGGAGACATAGACTTCTCCAGTTTTGGTGGGTTACAAAACAATGCAGGATCTGGTAAGACAGGTGACATCATGTTTACAACTGTCGGACATTCTAACACGGATACATACAACATCATCCTAGATATGACAAAACAATCCTAAGAAAGGATATCAATGTCTGGTACATATCTAACACTTACTAATCAAACACTAGCAAGATTAAATGAAGTACAGCTAACTTCTACAACTTTTGGTTCTGCTAGAGGTATACAAACACAAGCAAAAAATGCTGTTAATGAATCTATAAGGTATATTAATCAGAAAGAATATAACTTTCCGTTTAATCATGCAACAGAGACTAAAACACTTACAGCAGGAACTGTTAGATATAGTTTACCTACATCAACTAAACATGTAGACTATAATACATTTAGATTGGTCAAGGATGAAGACCTAGCAACAAGTGGTGGCAAGTTATCTATTCTTCAGTACAATGACTACATAAATGCTTTTGTAACGCAAGAAGATGAAATAAATACTACAACACTAAACGGATCACTAACAGATTCAGCAACGACAATAACTGTGGCGAGTACAACAGGCTTTGATAGTGCAGGCACATTGCACATAGGCAATGAAGAGGTTACGTATACAGGCACTTCTTCTACTACCTTCACAGGTGTTTCACGTGGAGCAAATAGCACAACAGCTTCTTCTCATAGTGACGGAGTGCAAGTAGCACAGTTTGATCAAGGAGGAGTTCCAAAAAATGTGGTTAGATCCCCTGACAACAATTATCTTTTACACCCTTATCCTAATAGGTCATATTCTTTAAAGTTTGACTATTACACTTTCCCAACAGATTTATCAGCACAGGATGACACAACAAGTATACCTGCACGTTTTGATGCCGTTATAGTGGATGGAGCTACAGCTTTTGTATATCAGTACAGAGGAGAGACTGCTCAATATCAGCTTAACTTTGCACGATATGAACAGGGCATAAAAAATATGCAGTCACTATTAGTAAACAAATATGAATATGTAAGATCAACATTCATACCTAGAACACCAAGTCAAGTATTAGATTTAAACCCTAGAGTAATTTAAATGAACAATAATATAATTGAAACAAACTTTGGTAAAAAAGTTGATCTACAAAGAATATCAGAAGGATGTGCGTCTTTAGTAACCAAGATGGGTGCTTTCTACGTATTCTCTTTGAGAGTAGCAGGAGATGATGTTAGAGAATATTCCTTTACCAATAGGGACAGAGCCGTTTCTATGCGTTCAGTTCTGGTAAGTCACCTTGCACAGAAAATGTCACTGGAGACAAAGAAAAAAGTAATTTAGTATGCCTGATCTATCGCAAACAGCACCTGCTACGTTTCCACTGATGGGTGGGTTAGTTTTAAACAAGTCTACATTTGCTATGCAACCCGGAGAAGCACTTGAGCTTGTAAACTTTGAGCCAGACATCAACGGTGGCTACAGAAGAATAAATGGATTTGTAAAGTATAATACAAACGTAGTACCACAAACAAGTGCATCAACAGAAGAAGTATTGCTTTCTTGTATATTTAATGATACAATAGTAGCAGCAAGAGGTGAAAAGATATTTACAGCTTCTGCAGGAAGTGGCTCTTGGACAGAAAGAGATACAGGTAGAACAAGTGCAGGTGTCTATACCTTTGAAAGATTTAACTTTGATGGTAACGACAAGCTAATAGTTGCAGATGGAAACAATGCACCTACAGTATTTAATACATCATTTGCAGCTACAGATGTTACATCAGCAGGAGGTGGAGAAGTTAGCACTGCTGTAACAGGTGCAAAGTTTGTAGTAGCATTTAAAGACCACATGTTTTATGGTGGTATGGCTAGTAACAAACAAGAGGTTGTATTTAGTGTACCGTTTGATGAGGACAACTTTGCAACAGGTAGTGGAGCAGGTAGCTTCAAGGTAGACGATACAATAACAGGTCTGAAAGTTTTCCGTGAAGATTTGTTTATATTCTGTGAAGATAGAATATTTAAACTAACAGGAACGTCCTCTAGTAACTTTGCTGTAGCACCTGTAACTAGAAACATCGGATGTGTAAACGGACAGACAATACAGGAATTTGCAGGGGACTTAATATTTCTAGCACCAGACGGATTAAGAACCGTTGCAGGTACAGCAAGAATTGGTGACGTTGAACTTGGTACTATAAGCACTCCTGTGCAGTCTGTGTTTAACGATAACATTGCAAACGCTAGTGGATTTAGATCACTTGTAATACCAAACAAAACACAGTATAGAGTGTTCTTTACAAAGTCAGGTATAGCTCAAGCCATAACAGAAGGTGTAACGACATCTTTAAGAGGACAAACATTTGAGTTTGCAAAACTAAATGGCATAAGACCCACATCTACAGACACTGTAACTACAGCAACAGAGACAATAGTTATACATGGAGGTGAGGGTGGTTATGTTTATAGACAAGAATCTGGTAATGACTTTGATGGATCTGCAATAGGTGGTAAGTATAGAAGTCCAGATTTAAGTTTTGGTGACGCAGGAATACGTAAACACATGCATCGTGTCCTTGTAAGTTACAAACCTGAAGCTGCAATAAGTGCAGATATGTTTTTAAGATATGACTATGAAGATCCTAGTAGTCCTAGACCTGCAGCTTACTCTTTGTCAGCAAGTGATATTGTGGCTGTATATGGTTCAGGTGTTTATGGTACAGCAACATACGGTGGACAGTCAGAGCCTTTGCTAAGACAGTCAGTAGAAGGATCAGGGTTTACAGTAGCACTCAGAGTGGATGACAATGGTACGACAGCACCATATGCTTTGAGGGGATTTCAAATGGAATATCAAACAGGAGCTAGAAGATAAATGGGAGCAACATACACAAGACAGTCTACGTACAGTGACGGTGATGTTATCACGGCTGCCCATACTAATGACGAGTTTAATCAGTTATTAGCAGCCTTTCAAGCAAGCACTGGACATACACATGACGGTACTGCCAACGAAGGTGGTCCTATAACTAAAATGCTTGGTACATCTCTTACACTTGGAGATGGCACAGCAGGCACAGATATTACTGTAACCTTTGATGGTGAATCAAATGATGGTGTACTCAAGTGGATGGAAGACGAGGACTACTTTGAGTTCTCTGATGATATACTTATAGCATCTACAGAAAAGATACAGTTCCGTGACACAGCTATATCAATAAACTCAAGCACTGATGGACAGCTTGACCTTGTAGCAGATACAGAGATACAACTTGCAGCAACAACTATAGACATAAATGGTGCTGTAGACATATCAGGCAATCTTACTGTTGGTGGCAATATTGTAATAGGTAGTGCTGATATAAGTGAAACAGAACTAGAAATACTAGATGGACTAACTGTTACAACAGATGAAGTAAACGTATTAGATGGTATCACATCAACTGTAGGAGAGTTAAATTTAGTTGATGGCTCAAGTGCAGGAACTATTGTAAACAGCAAAGCAGTTATATATAGTTCAGGTGGCAAGGTAAATGCTACAAGCTTACAGATTGCAGGAACAGATTTAACAGCGACTGCTACAGAGTTTAATCTGTTAGACGGTGGTTCATCCATAGGTACTACAGCAGTTTCAGACGGACATGGTATCTTAATGAATCAAGGTGGTACTATGGCACAGACCACAGTGCAAACTTTAGCTGCCTACCTTGACGATGAAATAACAGCGATGCCAAACCTTGTAACAACAGGAGCATTAAACAGTGGGTCTATAACAAGTGGCTTTGGCACAATAGATACAGGTTCTTCTACAATAACAACCACAGGGCTTATCACAGGTGGCTCATTAGATATTGATGATGTTGTAATAAACGGAACAACTATTGGTCACACAGATGACACAGACTTAATAACATTAGCAGATGGTGTTGTAACAATAGCAGGTGACTTGACAATCAGTGGTGATGACCTCACTATGGGTACAAACACCAGTGGTCACATCATGGTTGCTGACGGAACTAACTTCAACCCTGTAGCTGTATCAGGTGACGTAACTATAGCAGCAAACGGTGCAGTAACAATAGCCAACGGTGCTGTTGAAACTGCAATGGTAAATGCAAATGTTATTACAGGACAAACTGCTGAAACATCGCTTGACACGTCCAACGACACAATACTTGTGCATGATGCGTCTGCTAGTGCATTAAGGAAGACAACACTAGCATCTATATCTTCTGCTCTTGGTGGTATCACAGATGTTGTAGCAGACACGAGTCCTCAACTTGGAGGGTCACTGGACGTTAATGGAGAGGATATAGTATCTACCTCCAATGGTAACATAACACTAACACCCAACGGCACAGGAGTTGTGCGTATTGATGGTTCAAACGGTATTGATATGCAATCAGGTGCTATCTCTATCAAGAACTCAGGAGCGCAGTCTTATGTTAGATTTTACTGTGAGTCTAGTAATGCACACTATGCTCAACTACAAGCTCCTGCACACGCTGACTTCTCAGGCAATACTACACTAACACTACCTGCTACAACAGACACAATCGTTGGTAGAGCTACTACAGACACACTCACAAACAAGACATTAACAACACCAACAATAAACGGAGCTACCCTTGGCTCTGGCAACCTCGCTACTGCTAGTAATGGTGACATCAACTTTGCACCAAACGGCACAGGTAAGATTGTTGTAAGAGGTAATACTAATCAGGGTAAGATTGTACTAAACTGTGAGAGCAACAGCCACGGACAGACAATCATAGCTGCACCACACTCTGAAAGTGCAAACAATGTTCTTACACTGCCTAGCACTGGTGGTGACGCTAGATTAGTATCAACAGCATCAACTGCTACTCTAACAAACAAGACACTAACTTCACCAAAAATAAATGAGGATGTAGCAGTCACAGCCACTGCAACAGAGTTGAACATCATGGATGGTGTTACAGCTACGACTTCAGAGCTAAACATTATGGACGGTGTAACTGCTACAACTGCAGAGCTAAATATCATGGA